CTAGTGACATAAGCCTTCGCCAGGTCCTGTCTGTGGCCGCAGATAACCAAAATTAACTTTAATCTTATCGGCCTTAGCCCTATAGGTCCAAACTAGGTTTACCAGCGAACAGAGGGCAGCAATGATCGCCCCAACAAAAGTCCCCCAAGGACCAATTTCCTTAATATCAAAAATCACCAAATCCTCGCCGATAGTATTGTCATATTAAAATAATATCTCAATTGAAATACCAAAGCGCGCAAAACTTAGAGCCCGTCCATCAAAACAACTTCCCTTGTCGCTTACTAATCTCCCGCTTCGTAACCCGCTCAATCAACTTCCGCATCCCACGCTCGGTCATATCAAATTTAATTGCCAGCGCATCATACGGCACCCCGCGCGCGAACTCCTGATAAATCACCATATCGCGATTACTCAACTTAAAGTGGTAATCCTTAGGAATAGTAATATTCTGACCGCCCCAATGCTGCGCCAAAAAATCAGCAATCGCCGTAGCGACCTGATCGGCCACGGCATCGTCAATACCGTGCTCGATCAAAATAGCCGTCCCGTGCGACGCCAAGTCAGATAACAACTCATGGCGCTTTTGCTCCATTCTGCTCAGAGTTACGCTCATTTCAACCCCTTCAAACGTTCCAAAAGCTGCTTAACAACCGCCTTAGTCAGCACCGCCGCCCCAAACCAATGCTCAGCCAGCACCGCAATATCAGGCGACGCCAAACGGCCGCCCGCATGCAACGCCGCCGCCAACCGCTTAGCCCGGCGCTCATCACGCCAACGCCATTGCTTAAGCTTCTCAATCGTCAATTGCCCCTGCTCAGCATCAAGCCACTGCAACGCATCCACACCCGTCTCCCGCTTCACCCAAGCGGCCAGCGCGGCCTCTCTGGCGTCATCCACATAGCCCAACTTATGCATCTCAATCCACATCCCGCGCAACATTTTGGACTGCAAATCATCCGCCTGCGCCCGATCTTTCGCCTTGGAACGCACCCTAAAGCCCGACCGCTTCATGTGTTCCAAAACCCGCTCCAATTGTGGCAACGTCATGTGCTTACTAGAACTAGGCAGTTCCAAGCCCGCCAACGCCGCCCGATACGTCGCGTCATCCAAGCCGAGCTGCGACTTAGCAATATGGATCAACTGAATCAACTGTGCACGGCTTCGCATCACAACGCCGCAATATCCAAACTAACAGGCGAGTACTGATCGGCTCCCTCAACCCGCTCATAAAAACGGATATACTCTTTCGACCCAATCACCTGCACCGACTCACCGATTGCCCGCATCGCCTGCAACCACTTCTCATCGACGATCTCCAAGCGGCGCAAGCCAAGCACCCGACCAGTAGAAATCCGACCCTCCTTATCCGTTTGAAAAGCATCCTGTACCAGCACCTTAATCTCATCGCTACTATTACGCGCCCACTCATTGATACACTCATCAATCAACGCCTTAGCCGCCTGCAAGCGCTCATCAAACTGAATATTTTCAGCCACCGTTAATTGAATCTTGTATTTCGAATCAAAGCTATACAGCGTCACATTGCCTTTTTTCCCACCCAAGCTCACCCCATATTGCTCGGCCGACAACTGAACAAACGCCCGCGAATCCTGCAGCACCGACACCTTAAATTTCGCCAACCTGATGCTCAACTCCTTCGCCCGTTCAACAATATCCACCACCAATTCATCCCGAATTTTATCTACAGGCTTAATCAGCGACTCCGGCACCAGCCGGCCCTGCGCATCGGTTCGATACCCACTTTGTGTTTCCAACGCAGCATCCATAAATACCTCCTAAAAAAATAGCACTAGCTACTACAAACCAATCGAATCAGCATCGCTGGCCGCAATGCTCTCGCCGTCCACCTTCGTCCACGTATCCGCCTCAATCATTGCCGGCGTCCAAGGCATGCCACCGAATGGCTTTAACGCCTCCTCAGCGCTCTCAAACGCAAGCTGCTCCGACAAATCAAACATCCCCTGCGAATAGACCACCGACGCACAAGCGATTGCCGCACTAACCAACTTCTCTAACGCCGCCTTATCCACTTCCATATTCACCTCTCAACCATTCATGCCAACCGAATCAACGCCGTGCGCAGCTCAGTACGGCGCTGCCCCAACACCTGAGAAGAATCCCGATGCAAGCGGCGTAGCTTCATCGTCTCCAACTCCGCCGCCAGCAGCAAAGCATCCATATTTTCCTGACGTCGCACCAAACTATTCAACCGCCACGTCAACCACCAACGCTTCATCATTCTCTTCATTCTCAAGCCCTCACAGCAGCGGCGATCAACTCGCCCGTAATTTTCGACGCCCCAATCTTCACCGCCTCATTCATCGCGCCCGCCACCAAATTATTAACGGCTAACGGATAACAAAGCGACTTCGACTTAGCCAACCGACCATTGCGCGTATCGTCCTTATCTGCGCGACGTAACCGATTCCGAATCTCCTCGACAGCGCTCGCCTCAAACAGCGCATCAAAATTCACATCCACGCGCGCAAACTTATGACGCAAATACGCCTCCACATGATTATCCAAAGGCGGCAGTTCAATCGTCTCGCAGCGCTGCACCACTTCGCGAACCTCAGGATTGCTCTCGCTCAACTTCCAGCGCAATTCCGTCTGACCAATCAACACAATCGCCAACAACTTTTTAAAACCTTCCTGCAACTCAAAGAAGCGCTTCAAATGCTTCAACGTAGGAATAGGTAAGCCGTGAGCCTCCTCAATCATCAACACATGAGTGCGACCGGTTTGCGCCGACGCCTTCAACAACTCATGCATCTGCTTAGCCCGCGCTTCGCCGCCGCGACGCGGCTTCGCATTCGGATCGATTGTCGTAATGATCGCCGCCGCAATATCAATCGACTTAATCACCTTACCCTTAGCGTCGTTATCCTCCAGCCCCAATACATAAGGCTCAATGACCGTAATGGGCTCATGGTTAGCATTAATCCACTCGATCAAATCGTGGCGTAACGTCGACTTACCCGCGCCCGATTCACCAATCACCGCCAACATGCCGCCATGTTTGGCCGTCTGGCGAATCGTCGCCCGCACATACCGAATGTCCTCGGACAAAAAAACATCGGCATCGCACGTCATCTCATCCGTAAACGGGTCGCGCGGAATCTTAAAACGTCGACGCGCCTCAGCGTTCAACGTGTGTTTTCGTAGTAACATATCGGAAGGCTCCTTTTCAATAGTGGAATCGTGCTCATCCAGCGTGCCACGTTCCGCCAAGTCTGTCGGCGCGCCGGATTCTTTAAATACATCAACGACGTCGTCATCGGTCGCGCCATGCGCAAACAAAAAACCAATAATCTGCGACGTCATAATTTCCTTGTCAGTCAAACGCGGCCACTCATCGTGATTCAAAATCAACGACAGCGTCCCCTGACTCATCGGCCGCCCATTCGCCAAGATCACCTTGGACGCCAAGGCCGCCTGCGGCAACCTAAGCCGACTCAATACCCGTTTCAATTTCAACGCCATAACAACCCCCAATCCACCCCAACTAATTCAACTAAACAGCCCGCAGCCCACCGCCGACCGCCATCGGCACAGCCACCGGCTTCAACAACATCTCAATCAACGCGTCCAATTGATCCTCCGGCACACCATCTGCATAACGCCCAGAAATAAAAGCATATTCCTCCTCCGACAAATGCCGCCCGATTGACTGCACAATCCGCAACATCGCCGCCGTCGCCGACAACACAGGCACATCAAATTGAACAGGATTAGTCACCTTTAGAGCCTCACCCAACCGCGGCAAATACGCCGGCATCGGCGTGTCGTTAATACGTTTAAACGGATCAATCCTCCCGCCAAACGGCAACGCCTTCGACTTCGCCATCTCCTTACGCGCCGCCTCGGCCGCCCGCACACTCTCGGTACCAGTCGCCAACATCTCCATTTCCTTGCGCGCCGACTGCGCTGGCGTATCCGCGTGGCGCTTATACTCATCACCAATGAGCGCCGCATTCACATCAAAGCCATACTCGTTTTTCTCCACCCGATCCAACACAAAATACACCTCATGCCCATCGTCCCCGATACCGATTGCTTGAGCCCCATCGGCGCGCCACGGATTACGACAGATCAATAATTTTTGCCCCACCAGCACATTCGGCATCTTAGCCACGTCCCACTCCGCGCCACGGAATTGCACCGTTAAATAGGTCGAAACAATCCGCTCCTGGGGAGCCGACACCGCCAACTCGCGCAACACTTCGAGCGGCGGCGCAATGCGTAATTGCTCGGGTCGAATCTGCATCCACCCCGCATAGCGAGTCTTACCCGTTCGCGAATGAATCGCCGTCGCATTAAAATGACGCATCCAACGCCACGCCAACTCATTTAACTGCTCGTAAGACTCCACGTTAAACAGGCGCAAGCCCGACTCAAACGACCGCTCAACCATGTCCTGCGCCTTCTCAACTTGCCCCTTGGCGCGCGGATTGTGCGGCTTATTAATTTGCACCCGAATTTGTAGCGCATGGCATAGATTTTTAAACACCGCCCCGGTATTGGCCGACCCAGGATCAAGCATGACCATGAACGGCACTCCATGAAAAGGGTCGCTATCCTTCGCCACCATCGCCGTATTCAACACCTCTGCCAAATTCGCCCCGGTCTCGCCGCCCGTCACATACATCACAAAAATAACCCCGCTAGTATGGTCAGTAACCACATAACGCCAACACGCATCGTCCATGGCCTTCTTCAAATTCGCCGGCTTGTTGGCATAAAATTCATGGTGCGTCATCACCTGCAATCCCGCCTTTTTATCGCCCTGCGCTACCCTCAAGTAATACAGAACGCAGCGGCTCGCATCGATCTGCCACACATGGTTAGGATGCTTAGACGCCAACCGGATAGCAGGCTCCGGTCGCAACACCTGATCCGGATGCAGGTTATACGTGCGCAACGCCCGACTAATCGCCGCCGTCGATAACGGCACCACTTCGCCGGTCGACATATCCGTGCGCGCCCCCACGATCAACTCATTCGCCCTCAACATATCAATCGTCTCCTCAACCGACTTCAAACGCTTACCGTTCTTACGCATGTGCTCAATCAATACCGCCGAAATCAACACCGCCTCATCGCGCGTTAATGCCGTCTTGCCCGAGTCCGAGCGCTGCTTACGGCGTCCAGTCACCGCCACATCCTTCAACTTACGGTGCAAGGTATTGCGTGAAATACCCAACTCCGCACACGCTGCGGCATAGATCTCCCCCTTAGCCCCTTTAGGCGCCGCGCGCGCAGACTGCGCCGTGGCGACCAAGCGCTCAATCATCGCCGCGCTCATGTCATTGCTCCGCTAAGGGCACCGACGCATCGCGCGCCCATTCCGGCAACGGATTACCGTCGGCGATCGCCTTAATACCGAGCTCACTACGCACCTCAACAATAGCCCGCTCCAACTGAGCAAAGATGCCGGCCATCACCTCATCGTGATTGGTCTCGTTTTCCAGCGCGTGCTCCTGCAGCGCCACGCAGCCAGCGCGAACCGAACCACGTATGTACGACTCCGCCGTCAACGCATGCGCCCCCGTTTCGCTGCGCAACTGCGCCGCAATATCGTCCTCATTAGGCGGCGCAATCCGCGCCTGTTTTGTTTTGAGCTTGTTGTATTTCGAGGTCGTCTCATTTAGCACCTCGGCCGTCGCACGATGCTCAGCGCGCTCCTCACGCAACGCCTCTTTCAACTCGCGACTAGTCATTCGATCAATCTCGTCCAAGGTCAGACCGGCAATCGTGCCGCCTTGCGTCAACGCAATCAGCTCGTCGTCGTCCTCCAGCATCAACTCATACAACTTGGTTTTACCCAAATGCGAAATCGCTTTCGCATTTGATTTCAATTTAGGCGACCAAAATTTAGCCGTCGCCTGCATAATTTTTTGCGCCGTCCGCTCGTGTAGACCCAAACGGTCCAGCATCTCCAAGAAAGTTCCATGCGGCTCGTTTTCCTTCATCAGAATCACGCGCTGGCCAGCTTCTAGCATCGCCTCCGCACTCTGCGTCATAAAGAACTGCGCCTCCTGAAAAACGCGCTCACGCTCATACGGCAACTCATAGCCCAATTGATCGCTAACTTGCTGCGACTGCCGCCCCAATACCGACATCGCACTAGCTCCCGCGGCCAATTGCTCGTCATCAATGTGCGCATCCAATTGTTCGATTTCTGTCGGCTTACTTGTCTTACGTCCCATCATCTTCTCCCGTTACCTAATTAATTACCGCCGCGCGTATAACGCTGCCGCGTCTCACTAATGCGCTGTTGCGCACGTTCCATTGCCTCCAACATCGCCAGCGCTTTTTGCGGCAGACGCGGCGTAAGCCGCCATCGATTCGTCTCCGTCTGCTCAGCCAACCCCGCCGTCTGCAAATTATCTAAATCACGCAAGGCAACGGGCGCTTTTACGCCCATCCACTTCGCCACGTCGGTCAATGTAGCCCCGTGCATCTCATGGCCAAATAGCAGCACCACCAATTTCAAAATCCGCTGCTGGCCCGCGTTGGTGTAATCCGTCTTCTGTCCCATGTCCTACTCCCCAAATTCAAATTCTGGCTGACCGTACTTAAGCACATTGGCATGATGAAAAGCCACCGTCTGCAAATGCGCGTACAACGCCTCCAGCGTCGCCACCGACTCCGCCTTGCCAGAATAAAAGTCCGTCAACAGCCCCAACGCCGTCGCAAAGCCCGCATGCAAATCCACCACATCGTCGGTCGATAAATCACGTCCAGTCGGCATCTCAATTAACAATTTATGGTCGTTAGCCGCCAACCAACCGGTAACAAAACTAATCCCACACGCGCTCTCATAAGCAGGAATCAACACCACCGGCATACGACCGTTCTCAATCCACTTATAGAGCGACCAATGATCGGCCAGACCCATCTTCGCCGCGATACCCTCGACCGAAAGGTTACGTCGCTGCTGCGCATACTCCTTACAAAGCAACATCGATTGCCGTAACGTATCGGGCTGCAGGCGTTTCCAATTGCGTCGTAGTTTTGCGCTCATAAACTATTTCTCTTAACTAATGTTTCCAAACAAATATTGCTTCTGGTACTATGCAAACAGATGTCCGACACCTAATCTGGCAGCTCCAAAACCAAGCAACCTAGGAGCGAAAGATGAGTGACCACGGACAAAATTTTGCAGAACTAGCCGGTCGACTTGAGGGCGCCGTGCGGTCTTTACTGTTACTCGCATCCACTCTAGAGATGAGCGGCGTTTTAGACGGACCACGCTACGCCGCCACAGTCGCACGGATTGCAGATCAATTGGCCTACAACGCACCCAGCCAGCCCGCCGCAAAAAGAACAATGCAAGAAATTGCGGCAGCGCTAAACGACAGTCGGCAGCGCAGAGCAAGGGTAAGCGCGCGGCAGGGAGCAGGTTGCCGATGGGCATGATCAACGCGATCACAAGGATTGGTCGGGCGACTGCTTCAAGCCCAGCTTGACCGCAATGTCGTGCGCAATACCGTAGTGCGCTTTATCGAAGCCATTGAGTACGCGTGACACAGCATTAGGTCGAAACTGGTTTTCCTTCGCCCACTGCGTCAGTGTTATCCCGCGCTCACGGAATTTCTTTTTAATCGAATCGGCTCTAGCCTGTTTTTCGGGTGTCATTGCGTCGACTCCTTTGTGCAAGTTGTTTAACAGTTGTTGCGGTGTAATTTGTGGTTAATTTGTTATTTGTTGCAGTAATTATGTGATCTATAGATCACTAAGTCAACCATTTTTTATGATTAATACATCACTTTTTGCTAACTGTTTGAAAGAGGAGCGCAAGCGCCTGGGACTAACGCAAGCCAACGCGGCCGAATTAGTGGGCGTCAATCGCGAAACATGGGGACGGTATGAGTCCGGCAAGATCATGCCAGGCACAGAAGTATTAATCGCCTTCACCTACGCCGGCGCCGACGCCAACTATCTGTTGACCGGCAACCGTAGCGGCGTCATCAGCACCAACGTTATCAATGAAATGCAAGCAGACGGCGTATTGCCGGGACAAATAATGCAAGAAGTCGCGCTAGGACAAACATCGGTCACTACCGAGCTTACCCAACGCGAGGCAGCATTAGTCGACCACTTTCGGAATTCCAGTAAGGAGGGACAAGCGGCATTAATGTCGACTGGGATTGCGCTGGCGCAATCGAAAAAATCAAAAGACGCTGCTTAGTTTGCTAATCACTTGCATTCCGCTTTTTAATTATTCTCAACACTTGGGCTTGCGTCTATAAACAATAAAGTTGCAATTTGTCATGTTCTAAATTATTGTCATCGCCTTGGATTTGAATCAGTGTCGAGCGCGAAGTAACCCAAACTTTTTGCTTGAAATCTACTTACTCATTAAGCAGTCATCACATACGCCGGAGGTACTTTGGAGCCACTAAATATTCTGGAAGAAGCCGAAAATAAAAGTTTCCAAGAGGATGACTTTCAAGATGTCCCGCCACAAGACATCGTCGCCTATAATGAACTTCGATCTTGTGCAGATCTGTTCCGCATGTACGAAGATGATTCATTAAATATTAGTCCAGCTTTTCAACGAGAGGTCGTGTGGAAAGGGCCAGCGCAGACGAGGTTTATTGATTCGTTAATTAAACAACTTCCAATCCCTAGTCTCTGTTTTTCCTACGATTACAAAAAAGAAGACTGGCAAGTTATTGATGGTCTCCAACGAATTTCTAGCGTAATTAAATTTTTATCCAAAGACTCTGAATGGGTGTTGTCAGCCTTAGAAGACGTCGATCAACGGATAGCCAATAAGAGTGTCGCAGAGTTTCACAAAAAGGGAACTGATTTAAATAAACTTAAACGGCGGATTGAGAATGCAATACTGCCCATAACAGTTTTACGTTGCGACCCTTCATTAGAGTCGCATAGCAATTATTTATTTACGATTTTCCATCGCTTAAACACTGGTGGAACAAAATTAAATAATCAGGAGATTCGGAATTGTATTTTTTCAGGGGAATTCAATAAGCTCTTAAGAGTATTAGACTCAGATCAAGATTGGTTGTCGATCAATAACTTAACGGCACCAACTGATGATCGATTTAAAAGGCAAGAGATGATTCTTAGATTTTTCTCCTTTTCCGATAACTTCGAAAATTATTCGGTCGGATTAGCTAAATTTCTAAATAACTACATGCGCTTAAACCGCAATTTGGGTCAAAACTCGATTGACGAGAAAAAACGATTATTCAAAAGAGTCGTAATAGCGATTCGAGAAAAATTAGGTAATACCATAAAAAATGAGCGCCTAAATTTATCGCTATTTGAGGCAGTTATGGTTGGATTTTCCCGCAATCTTGACAAGATTGAGACCTTAACCGAAGCTGAAGTCGTTGAAAAATTTCAAGCTCTTAGGTCACACGAAGAATTCGCCGAGGCAAAGCTTGTGGAGGGCCTTTCCAAGACAGCACGGGTTCATGGCCGCCTAAATGCAGCGATAGTTACTTTTCAATGAAATCTCATGATCCCGGTTACTTATATAAAACGAAACGCCGCTGCATTGGAGAAGCAATACAACAAATCTACCAAACAACTAATGACTATCCTGTACGCAAAGTTAGTCGTCATTGAGGTGGCTGGATGGGTTGAAATGTCTATGGACGAGCTAATTAAGCGAGCTGGAAAAACTATCAAAGAGCCTTTAAACATCAAGCATCTCGATTCCCAAATCATACAAAGGACATATGGATTCGAATATGACAAGCATTTTCGCTCAATGTTGATGAGGGTCATTGGTCTAGTAAGCGTTGAAGAATTGGAAGGCCGATTGAACGCTGGGACACACGCAAAAATGTTGGCAGCTATAAACTTACTTAAATCCGCCAGAGATTCGCTTGCTCATACTTATGTTGAGAACCCATCAAGTGGGCCTGGCTTTGCCGCTCCGTCTGTCGCCATGTCGTATCTTAATGACATTTACGCTGGTTTAAAGGATATTGAGACCAATATGAAAATCCTCAAATTAATTTAAAAAGCGCTCTGCGTCTGATGATAGGTTAAACATTTAACACGGGGCTCACAAAAGGCTATATTGAACTTTCCCACCAATCACCTATCCCAACACCAGCTAAGGCCACCCAATCGGGTGGCCTTTTCACATCACCACATCGCACTGGCGCGTACTAGGAGAAAAGATGAGCCCCACCTTAACCAAACTAATTTCGTTATCCGCATTAGCAGCACTCGCGGCCTGCAACAAACCAACCGTCCCGGTGATGGACAACGTCATCGCCAAATTAACCCAAACCGACGTCAGCGTGACCAACATACAAACGCCACCGCGTAACGGCAAAGGCCCCATGCCGTCAACCTTCAAAGAGCAAATTACCTTCAGCGTGACCGAAACCGCGCCCAAAGGCGGCCAAGTCTTCACCTGTGCCGAGCGCGCCCATTGCGACGCCTTATTTGCCTATTTCAACAGCCTCAAAGGCATTGCAGGTCCCTATCTCTACCAATCAAAAAGCGGCTTACTCGTCGCCCAATTCAATAGCGGCTTGGCGCCTGCCACCGCAGACAAATTACACAACGCCATTACCGAGTTTTAAGCACCACCAAGCGCGACGAGCGGCAGTCCTTTTGCCCTCGTTCATATGACACCCCAGCACCCAAATCGCACAATGGCTTATCACCGTAACCCATCGAGCGATTTGGAGCTGTCATGTTTTCCTACACCACACCAACCATCCCGTTATATCGGCGCGCACCGCGCGCCACAAGCTGGCTTCTCGTCGCATCAGTGCTGCTAACTGCCGTCGCATTGCTGTCACCGGTCCAAATTCCGGTCGCCCTATACAAGCTATCCTTGATCTCGTTAGCGGCGGCGGTGGGTTATTGGGTCGATCGCTCAATCTTCCCCTACAGCCGACCCGACGGCTACCTGCAAGAGGACTGGCGCTACGGCACCGACGAACCGGCCTACCAAGTCGATTTCGCCGTCGTCGACGGCTACCGATATGTATTTGCCGCCGCCATGCTTAGGCGCGCCATCGTCGTTGCCGCCGTCGTTATTGGCGTAGCGTTAGGGCTGTAATGAACGCCTCATCCCGCCAGTTAGGGCGCATCCTGATTGCACTGCTGATCCCCGCAACTTCTTTTGCTCAGGTCCCCCATGCCGCCAACCCATACCGCGCCGAACTAACCCGTACCGCGCGCATGGTATGGGGCATGGACGCACCGGTCGCCACCTTCGCCGCCCAAATCCACCAAGAATCGGCGTGGCGACCCGATGCAGTGTCTCGCGTTGGCGCGCAAGGCATGGCGCAGTTTATGCCAGCCACCACACAATGGATCGCCGCGCTCTATCCGCAATCCCTAGCCAACGCGCAACCGTTCAACCCAGCATGGGCAATGCGCGCCATGCTGCACTACGACCGCTGGCTCTACCAACGCGTCACTGGCACCGACGAGTGCAACCGCATGGCCTTTACCTTATCGTCCTATAACGGCGGCCTAGGCTGGGCGCAGCGCGACGCCAAGTTAGCCGCAGCCCAAGGGCGTAATGCATCGCAATGGTTCAATGCCGTCGAGCTCGTCAACGCAGGCAGATCGCCCGCCAACTGGCAAGAAAATCGCCACTACCCGCGGCGTATCTTGCTCAAGCACGAGCCCATCTATTACGCCGCGGGCTGGGGCCAAGGAGCGTGTCAATCGTGAGCAAAACATTTTGGATCACCATCGCCGCGGCCCTGATCGTATTTTGCCTAGGAGCCGGCGCAGGTTGGGTCGCCGGCAGTATCGATGGCCGCGCCGTCGGACGCCAACTAGAACGCGCCGACCAATCGAGCAAAACCATCACCGACATTACCGCCATCGTCGACGCGCATAAAAAATTAATCGCCGACGCCAACGCGGCCAGTCGCGCCATGCGCGCCGCGCTAGCCGCACGCAGCGCCACCGACGACGACGCAACAAAGGAGCTAACCAATGCGCTTACACAAACTGCCGCCAACCGTGTTGATTGCCGCTTTGATGACAACGTCATGCGCCAACTTAACGCCGCCCGTGACCGCGCTGCCACCAGCAGTGCCAGCGGAATACGCTACCCGCTGTCCAACGCCACCAGCGCCAGCCAGTAACCACGCCGACGACATCGCGCTAGCGCTAAAACTAACCTACGACCTGTACGGCATCTGCGCCGGCAGGATGATTGATTTCTTGAACTGGATAGACCGTGAGTGACCCACTAGACATCGCCTCTGAGCGAGAGCAATTTATCCGCCAATTGGCGCTAGACACCCAACGCCAACGCAGCCACACCGCCGGCAAAACGGCCGCCGATTCCGCCGAATTTTGCACCGTCGATGAATGCGGCGCGCCCATACCCGAGGCCCGCCGCCAAGCCGTGCCAGGCTGTCGCCATTGCGTCGATTGCCAGCAACGATTAGAACGCCAACGCACTCAAATCTGGAACCGCTAATGACGCTAGACCAACTCCAGTTCGGCCTGCAAGAAATGCAAACCGGCGTCATGCTAGTCATCGGCATCTATACGTGGGTGATCGGCCGTTATTCGGCCACCGCCAAGGAGGTTATGGAGCTGCAATTACGCATCTTGAGCCTAGAGGAAAAAATCCGCCATCTGCCCGACATTAACGTTGTCCAAGAATTAGCCGGCGATATGAAGTCCATGCAAAGCCAACTGCAAGCCTTGCGCGACAGCATCACGCCGCTCACTCGCAGCGTAGACCGCGTCAATGACTACCTACTTAACCACAAGTAACCCCCATCAATTAGAGACGCCACCATGCCTAATTTTGCCGATTATTTACGCCGCGATATTCGCCTATTGATTCTACGCGTACTCGCCGAATTACCCGCCATGAAAGCCAACTCCAGCGTACTGCGCATGGCCCTAGAGCGCTTTGGCCACGCCATCACCCGCGATCAAGTCAAAACCGAACTGCGCTGGCTAGAAGAGCAAGGCCTCGTAACAATAGAAGACCTTGACGCCGTGCTAGTAGCCACGTTGACCGAGCGCGGCACCGACGCAGCCCGCGGCCGCTCGCAAGTCCCCGGCGTGGCCAAGCCCGGAGCATAACCGTGGGCCGCAAATCCAACATCAAGAAACTAGCGCCCGACGTCCGCGCCCACCTAGAAAAGCTACTACGCCAAGACCGGCTCACGCTAGACGAACTCATCGCCAACCTGCGGCAAACCTTTCCCGAGGTCGACACTCCCAGCCGCTCCAGCATCCACCGCTACAAAGCAGGCTTTGACGAAATGGTCGGCCGCATGCGCGAAATCGACACCGCTGCCGGCGCCTTAGTCGATGAATTGGGCGACGGCATGGGCGACAAAGCCGGCGCGTTATTAGCCCAAGCGGTCACCACCTTAGCTACCAACGCCGCCCTCAATGCGCACGACCGCGACGACGTCAGCGTCAAAGAAATTAGTGAACTCGCCCGCGCCGCGCGCGCCGCCATGCAAGCCCGCACCATGAGCATCAAAGAGCGCCAAGAAATTGAGAAAGCCGCCGAACTAAAACTACTCAAAGCCCAACAAAATAAGCTAGACACACTAGCAAAAACAGGCGCATTAGCGCCAGAGACACTGCAACGCATACGTGAAGAAATTTACGGCATCACAGGATAAAACATGTCACCCAAATCCAGCGCAGCCGTCCCACTTTACGCCTACCAAAAGAAATGGCTACTCGACCCCAGCCGATTTAAGATCGGCATGTTCGCTCGTCAAACCGGCAAGACCTTTACCAGCACCTTGGAATTGGTCGACGATTGTTTTGCCGCCGAAGCCGCCGGCGGTCGCACGCGCTGGGTCATCTTGTCACGCGGCGAACGCCAAGCCAAAGAAGCGATTGAGGAAGGCGTTAAGAAGCACTGCCAAGCCTACAGTCTAGGCGTCAAAGAAATCGAAGGCGAATTCAAAGGCGCCAGCGGCGAGCGCTACACTATGCTCGATGTTGTGCTGCCCGGCGGCTCTCGCATCACTGCCTTACCAGCTAATCCCGACACGGCGCGCGGATTTTCCGCTAACGTGTTTTTAGATGAATTTGCCTTCCACGCCGACAGCCGCAAAATATGGACCGCGCTATTCCCCGTCATATCCAACGGCTGGAAGCTGCGCGTCACCGCCACGCCCAACGGCAAAGGTAACAAGTTCTATGAACTAATGACCGACAAAAAGTTAGACAGCGTCTGGTCACGTCACGTCGTCGATATTTACCAAGCCGTCAAAGACGGCCTGCCGCGTGACATCGACGCCATGAAATTAGCCTTAAATGACGAAGACGCGTGGGGCCAAGAATTTGAACTCAGATGGCTAGATGAAGCCAGCGCGTGGCTATCCTTTGACCTCATCGACGGCGTAGAGCATGACCGCGCTGGCGATCCTACCCACTACGCGGGCGGGCCTTGTTTTGTAGGCGTCGATATCGGCCTACGCAATGACTTGTTTGTGATTTGGGTAGTTGAGCAGGTAGGCGACGTCTATTGGACGCGCGAAATTATTACCGCCAAGCGCGCCAAGTTTGCGCAACAAGACGCCTTGTTAGACGACGTGTTCACCCGTTATCGCGTTCTGCGCATGTGCATGGATCAAACCGGCATGGGCGAAAAGCCCGTCGAAGACGCCAAAGCCCGCTATGGCTCACTGCGCGTAGAAGGCGTGATTTTCAGCGTCGCCAGCAAGCTAACACTAGCCACCCGCGGTAAAGAAATGTTCGAAGATAAATTAATTCGCATCCCCTTGGGCGACACCGCGCTACGTTCCGATTTACACAAACTGCAAAAGATTTCCGGCCCCACTGGGGCACCGCGCTTCATCGCTGAATCGGACGCCAACGGCCACGCCGACCGAACTTGGGCATGCTTCTTAGCGCTGTCTGCCAGCGACGGCCCCAGCGGTCCCATCACCGTCAAATCGCGCCGCCCACGTCAACAAAACACAGGAAGCAAATGGTTATGAAATCCAACGCCACCGGCATCTACCTTCCCAACGGCGGCTTTGTACGCTTTGCCGAAACCGCCCCCAAACAGGGCAAACAAATTGCCACCCGCGCCACCGCCGCAGGCATTAGCAACGTCGGCAGCGCCTTACCCAATCCCGACCCAGTTCTACGCAAGCTAGGCAAAAGCATTCAAGCCTACCGCGACCTGCGCTCAGACGGACACGTAGGCGGCTGTATTCGCCGCCGCAAAGCCGCCGTCAAAAGCCTGCAAAGCGGGCTAGATCGCAACCTAGAACCGAGCCGCCACGCTGACGACATCACCGACATCTTGGCCGACCTAGACATGGGCCGCATCGTCTCCGAAATTCTCGACGCGCCACTCTACGGTTACCAGCCACTAGAGGTCGTCTGGGGCAAAGTAGGCAACTACATCGTACCGGTCGATGTAATCGGCAAGCCGGCCGAGTGGTATTTCTTCGATCAACAAAACCGGCTTCGCTTTAAATCCAAAAGCGCCGGCCAAGACGGCGAACTGCTGCCAGAGCGCAGCCACCTGCTACCACGCCAAGACGCCAGCTACGACAATCCCTACGGCGTCCCCGACTTGGCGCGCTGCTTCTGGCCGACCAAGTTTAAACAGGGCGGCATCGATTTCTGGTTTAAATTCGTCGAAAAATACGGCACACCGTGGCTGGTCGGCAAAGCTCCCCGCAGCACGCCCGACCATGAAATCGACAGCCTACTGGATATGTTAGAAGCCATGGTGCAAGACGCCGTCGCCGTCATCCCCGACGACGCCTCGGTCGAGATCGTCGAAGCCGGCGGCAAATCATCGTCCGCCGACGTGTTTGAAAAGTTTTTAATGCACTTGCGCTCAGAGGTATCGATTGCGCTGCTAGGCCAAAACCAAACCACCGAAGCCGACACCACCAACGCCAGCGCCCAAGCAGGGCAAGACGTCTCGGCCGACATCAGAGACGCTGACGCAGGCTTAGTCGCCGCCACCATTAATCAACTCATCGGCTGGATAGCGGAACTCAACTTCAACGACGCGCCACCGGTCTTTAGTTTCTGGGAACCAGAATCGGTCGACAAGACCTTAGCCGAGCGCGACGCCATTTTAAAAAACGCCGGCGCCAATCTGACGCGGCAATATTTCAAGCGCGCCTACCAATTGCAGGACGACGACATTGGCGAAGCCCCCGCCCAAGGCGTCAACACCCCGTTTGCGTTCGCCGAAGGTCAACCCAACAGCTACCCCGACCAAGAAGCCATCGACGCGGCCGTAGGCGGACTTTCGAACGTGCTATTAAACGACCAAGCCAGCGATTTATTAACGCCCGTGATCACGGCCATGCAACGCGGCCAATCCGAGGCCGAAATGTTAGGCTTGTTAGCCGAAGCCTATCCGCACATGAACGACGACGCGCTAGTCAACACGCTCACCAACATGCTATTCATCGCCGATACGTGGGGCCGACTGTCCGCCAACGCCAATCGGATTGACTGATGACTAATACAATCAATCCAGCCGATTTAAAGGCCGTACTGACCATGGTGCCAGAGCGCGCGATTAGCTATCTGCGCGGCAAAGGCTACCACATCGGCTGGGACTGGCGCGAAACGTTAGGCGCCGCCCACGCACGCGCCTTCACCGTCGCCAAAGTTACGCGCATGGACATCCTGCGCGACATTCGTAACGGCTTAACCAACGCCATGGCCGACGGCAACCCCAAGAAGCAATTCATCCAAGATATCGCCCCCATCTTACAAGCCAAAGGCTGGTGGGGCAAACAGATCGTCGTTGACAGCGCGGGTAACGCCCAACCGGTGCAATTAGGCAGCCCACGACGCTTAGCAACGATCTACCAAACCAATCTGCAATCGGCCTACATGGCCGGTCGCTACGCCGAAATGAAAGAGGAAACCGACACGCACCCCTATTGGCGCTACATCGCTGTATTAGACGGTCGCACCCGTAGCAGTCATGCGGCGCTGCATAACAAGATTTACCGACATGACGACCCCGTCTGGGATAGCATTGCGCCCCCCAACGGGTTTAACTGCCGCTGCCGCTTCGTGGCGGTCTCGGCCGACGCAGTCAAGCGCAATGGCTGGACGGTCAATTCCAGCGCCGGTCAAATCACCGAAGACATCGTCCCGATAGGCCGCGACCCCAAAACTGGCGCGACCTACCAAGACACCATCACCCGGGTGCGCGTACCAACCGAGGGCCGTAAATTCCGCATCTTCAGCCCCGACGCCGGCTTCAACAGCGGCCCGATGGCCTCGCACGTGATGGATGAATTACTCTATAAACGCGCCCAAGAAGCACTAGCCAACGACGCCCAAGTATTCGCCGCCATTGAGCAAACGTTGTTATCGCCAGTTCGCCAAGCCGCGTGGGAAAGCCTTATCGAACGTAGTCTTAAAACGGGATTCGCCAGCGGCCAAACCATGAGCATAGGCGTCATGCATCCGGCAGAAATCGCCTACGCCAAAGCCCAGGGCGCCGACGTGGCGTCGGGTATTATTTACGTAGGGGATCGATTGTTAGCTAGCGCCAAAGCCGCCCGTCATACCGCCGCGGGCAATGCGCTGTCTGCCGCAGAATGGAAGGCACTGCCTGCAAAGTTAGCCAATCCAGCGATGGTGCTATGGGATAGGTACGGCCAGACGATGATTTATGTGATAGGTCCAGCGGGCGGCAACAGTCAAACAAAAACCACCAAAACAGTGGTCAGGTTTTCAAAAAACAAAATGGGAGGCCAACAAATTGATGATGCCGCGACTGTGTTTATTGTACAAAACGCAGATATTCAAAGCGGACTAAAAAGCGGAATGTACACGAGGATAAGGTAGAAAGTGTGCTACGCCGGATTCGAACCGGATAATAGCGACCGAGGCCCCTAACCATTCCAATTGGAAACTAAGCACGCTCTCTATGAGAACATCATAAATGATCGAGATAAAAATTGAAAGCCAAGCGCTCACCAAGGCGCTCAATACGCTACAAATTGGCACTACCGACCTCACGCCGTTAATGAAAAGTATCGGCGCAGAACTACGCAGCGCCGCCGAAGAAAATCTAGAAGCAGAAAGTTTTGCCGGCTCCGCATGGAAAGATTTAGCCGCCGCCACATTAGAGCAACGCATTCGCGTTGGGACATGGCCTGGTAAAAAACTGCAAGTCGACGGCAGCATCGGTCGCGGCATAATCGCCCAATCCACCCACAGCAGCGCCACCATCGGCGTAGGCGGCGTGATTTACGCGGCCATCCATCAACTGGGCGGCACAGCTGGACGCGGTCGGGCAGCCACCATCCCAGCCCGTCGATACCTGCCATTTGACGCCGACGGCAAGTTGCCGCCCAAAACCGAATCCGCCATGCTAGCCCTAGCGCACAACTATCTGCAACAGCTGGTTAACTAGCGCCGACCGGCAAGCGGCCGCGGGCCACACAAGTTCCCTTCAAGTTTTTACCTTAATGCAAGAATAGTTGATAGAATTAAAATTAACGTTAATCAACAGTTCGCTAAATAAGGGAATCATGGCGGTATTCAATTTATTTTCTAAGCGGCAGAAACAAGCTAGGGGTGAGGTGCCGGATGTCTATACTTACGATTCACTACCTCAACCATTCCGAGTTCAAGTAGTTCACATCATTCGCGATGCCTTCGGCATAGATCATTATTCATCAAACTATGCGAAAAAAAGCTATCAACTAGTTAAGGACATACTTTGTAGAGAATATGGGTTATTTGAACTGGTTCCCCACCCGCGATCTGATGAGGATTCAGTCTTCAAGTTTTTTTTAGCGGAACAATCCGTCGAGCGCGCACTTGATGTAATCGAACTTTCCTTTAGAGTTATGGTGGGCAATATTCAAAACAATCGAGAGTACGCACGTAATACCATTAGAACGATTTCCCCAGAAGACGCAATAGTAGAACTTAACAACCGCTTCAAAGAACACGGCATCGGCTACCAATTTGAATCCAATGAACTAATCCGAGTTGATTCAGAGTTCTTGCATGCTGAGGCGGTGAAGCCGACCTTAACGGTATTGCGCGGCGAAGGATTCGCGGGCGCCAATCAAGAATTTCTGGCCGCGCATGAGCATTACCGTCACGGCCGTCACAAAGAATCTTTGGTCGACGCATTAAAAGCGTTTGAAAGCACCATGAAAGCCATCATTCAATTGCGCCGATGGCAGACCAAGCCCAACGACACGGCCAAAGCACTCATTGCAACCTGTCTAAGCAATGGGCTCTTACCTGACTACTTTGAAACCCAAGCCTCCTCAATCAGAATACTTTTAGAAAGCGGCATCCCTACATTACGCAACAAAAACGGCGGCCACGGCCAAGGCCCCGATCCGGTTGAGGTTCCCGCCTACTACGCGCGTTACGTTCTCAACCTCACCGCAACGACCATTTTATTTTTAGTCGAAGCACACAACGCATTGCGTTAGTCCACCAATTGCCCGGATGCTAAAGTCAACCAGCATCCGGGTATTTCCCCAAACACCAAAATACGCCCACCACGCCTTTTAAATCGCGTATTGGGAACCTTGCCGCAACTAGTCACCCAACAACGTCCGTAAAGCCCCGTAAAACCTTTACAGCGCCACCATTAGCGCAAGCGCCCCGACAGATAACCGTTTGCTAGGCCGAGCACGCACAAAAAAGGAACTTTGACGCCCAAGCTAATCAAACAAGACACTTTTATTGCTGGGGAACGCCATGACCAATCACCATTTAGACCATACGCCAACACGACGCACGGATACGGATTTATCGCGCGCAATTAATCGCGGACTTGCCGTTGCCATCCTCGCCAATCTACAATCGGCCATCGATCTCATGCGCGCAGAAAACGTTCCAACGCCCATCATCGCGCGCGTACTCAACAAAGACCAACAGCGCTGGTCTACAGATTGGAAGTAAGCGCGTTTTGCTTCCAATTTGCGTAATGGGCTGACAGATCGTCGGCCCATTTTTCATTTTGCCCTTGTTCAAACGACCTCACGTCAACCGCGCGCCATCATGGCGACATGAACCCAATCCACATTTTTACCGCTGGCACTCACACCGACACATCGGGTCGCGCCGTCACCATCACCAGTGACGATCTCAACGCATCGGCCGCCGCTTACAACGCCGCGCTGCACGAAGCGCCAATTGTCATCGGTCATCCGGCCCACAACGCGCCAGCATGGGGCTGGGCCCAGAGTTTGCGAGTCCATAACGGCGACCTGTACGCCGAGCCAGCGCAAGTCGATGTTGCCTTTGCTGAGAATTTCAACGCAGGCCGCTACAAGAAAATTTCCGCCTGCTTTTACGAACCCAACTCGCCCAGCAATCCCGTCCCCGGCGTCTGGTATTTGCGCCACATCGGCGCGCTAGGCGCCATGCCGCCCGCCATCAAAGGACTACGCCAAGCCGCATTTAATGAGACCGACAGCGGCGTCGTTCTGTTTAACGAAGCACCCACATCACAAGGAGTAGCAATGCAATCATCCCTTTGGCGTCGCCTCAGAGAATGGCTCATCGGTCGCGAAGGCCAAGAAGTCGCCGATAACCTCATCCCCGAGTGGCAACTACAAAACATGCAAGAGGACGAAAAGCACAACGCCGAAGTCATCGACGAAATCGTCGCAGCGCAGGACGCCGTCAATACGGACAATACCGACAGCGCTGACGAACCGCCCAACAACGCCTTTGCCGAATCCGCGGCCAGCGCAACCAACACGGCCCAGTCCGTCAACGACGCCACCCAAACCACCGAAATCAACCGCCTAAAAAAACTCCTCAAGGATAAACAGCACGCCGACGCACAGCGCGACATTACCGCCCGTCACGCCCAACACGTCGCCTTTGCCGAATCTCAACTCGCCTTGGGCAAGCTAGCACCAAAACATAAACACACCGTCATCGATTTATTGGACAACGCCGCAGCGCTAGACGCTAAGGGCACCGCATCGTTCAGCGAAGGCAGCCAACAGCAATCATTATCCGACGCGCTCAAATCGTTCCTAACGCAATTGCCGCCCGTCGTGTCCTTTGGCGAGAACGTCACCAAGGACCGCGTATTAGAAACCTCAACCAACCCGCTGGCTGCGGACGCATTACGCCGCCACCCAACCAAGAAAGCTTAAATAATGGTTACTCAAATTCAACCCAAAACGCTTGCCGATCTATTGCTCATTGAAGTCTCGGCAGGCTGGTCTAAAAAAACCGCCCCAATCAAAGCCGGTCCGCGCTACCCGATGGGAACGGTGCTATCTGTCACCAATGGCGTCTATGCGCCGCTCGACTTAGCTGGATCAGCCACCGCCAAAAAAGCGGCCGCCGTCTTAGCAAAATCCCTCGAACCCAGCACCACCGACACGCAGGCCATCGTCATCGCTCGCGGCGCGGTGGTTGCCATCGACGAACTGATTTGGCCTAACGGCATAACGCCGGCGCAAAAAGCCAACGCCCTAGCAGAACTCGACGAACGCGGCATCGACGCGCGCGCAGCGCTGCTACTGTAATTAACGCCTAAGTAACCGCGGCCACCCACACCATTACTAGAGGACTCCCATGAACTTAGCCGATTTATTTACCGTCACCACCTTAACCGACGCCATCAACAAATTACCCAGCGTGCCAGGTCTGGCGGGCGCCACCGGATTGTTTGAAGAAAAAGGCGTCACCACCAGCTCGATTGTCGTCGAGCAACGCGCGGGGCAACTGCACTTAGTCCAATCGATAGACCGCAATGCCGACCCAACCATCGTCAAAAGCGGCAAACGCCAACGCCGCTCGTTTGAGATTCCGCATTTGCCGGTCGCCGGTCAACTGTTACCGTCTGAGCTGCAAGACATTGCCCCGTTTGGCGCAGACGGCGGCGCAATGCCGCAAGCCACCATCATCAATGACAAATTAGAAGAAATGAAGGCCAGCCTAGAAGCGACCCGCGAATGGCAGCGCATCGGCGCAATCAAAGGCCAGATTTTGGACGCCGACGGCTCCATTATTTATGACTTATACAAAGAGTTCGACATCGAACAGCACCGCGTCAATATTGCCTTAGCCAATAAAAATACTGACGTACTCAAAGAATGTAATAACCTCAAACGCCATGTAGAAAAAAACGTCCGCGGCCAGATCCTTAACGGCGTGCAAGCCTTCGTGGGCGCGGATTTTTATGACGCGCTAGTCGGTCATGACCGCGTGCGCGCGGCCTTTGCCAACTGGCAAGCCGCCCAAGACCGTTTGGGCGGCGACATGCGCAGCGGCTTTACGTTCGGCGGCATCACGTTTATTGAATACGCAGGCGAAGTCAACGGCCAACCCTTCATCAGTCCTGACGTAGCCCGCATACTCCCCAACGCCAAAAACGTCTTCCGCATGTACAACGCTCCCGCCAATTACAACGAAACGACCAACACCATTGGCCTACCGTTTTACGCCAAAGCACAAGAGCGCCGTCTAGGCAAAGGCTGGGACTTAGAAGCCCAATCGAATCCGCTAGCCTTATGCCTTTATCCAGAAGCATTAGTGGAATTAAAACTAACCTAATCAACCCATAGGAGCGCCCCTAGCGGGCGTTCATAGTCGATCAACGATCATCGCAAAAAACAGGATTAACCTTGCGCTACCTAACAATAGACGACATCCGCTTAGCCATACCAACGGCGACACTCATCGCGCTATCGTCGGATGACCCATTGGCGCAAGACATCGACATCGCGGTCATCGAACGCGCTGCCGCGTCGACCGAGGAATTAATCGACGCCCACCTGCGCGGCCGCTACGTTTTGCCATTAACAAACGTCCCCACAGTGATACGCGATTCCACTGTCGTGCTGGTGCGCCATCAGCTCTACAGTCGTCGTCCAGAAGGCGCCGATTTGCCGAAAGCGATTTCGGATAGTTACCAAGCCACCTTAAAAGTATTAGCTGACATCCGCGACGGTCGCTTAACGATAGGACTAGACAGCGGCCAAGCTCAGCCGGAACCGGGCGTGTTCAAAGTACGCGCGGCAAAAAAGAGCAACTTTGGGGACAGACCATGACAACACTACGGATCTTAGAAGCGGTCATTGAACGACTCAAACAAAAGTTGCCGGCCTTGGCCGTTGAGTATTTTCCGATAAACGCGGAAACCTATCGACTCAATCATCCGGCCGGCGCGCTATTAGTCGGCTACGCGGGCAGCACCTACGACGGAACCCAAGACACGCGGATTATTGCCCAGGCGCGCCAACTCCAGATCACGGTTACGGTCGTCCTGCGCCAGTTAAACGGCCAAGGCGGCGCGGTCGACGTGTTGGACAAGGTGCGCCACAGTTTGGTCGGCGTTAAATTGCCGTTCTGTCGCACTCCATTAGCCGCCATGTCCGATACCTTTTTAGGCGCGACCGCCGGCACGGCGCAATACGCAATTAGCTTTGGCGCGCAATCGGTGCTGGTACAAGACGACATTGTGGACGACGCGCCGCGGCTTACCCAGATCACATGGGTAGAGAGCGCAGACGAACCAAATCAGCCAACTCAGCCAACCAATCCGCAGCGTCCGCCGTGCGCGAGCTGCACCAATAATGATTCACCGATTGACATAAAGGAGTCTTAAACCATGACAACTATGCTCTACGACTACCACGGCCCCTTAACGTGCGTCCCCATCGAGGTCGATGGAAAAGTCACCGAAAAAATCCTATTTCCCGATAGTCGGGTAGAACTGCCGTCCGATCATCCCACCGTCCAAAACTTAATCGATCTCGGACTGATGCGACTCTTTTATTTACCACCCGAAGAAACTCAAAACTCGATGCCAGTGCGCGAAGCGCCAGCGCCAGCCCCAGCCACCGAGAAAAAAACGAAAGGAACCTGACATGGCCGCTAACTTTTTGCACGGCGTAGAGACAATCGAAGTATCCAGAGGCGCGCGACCCATCAACGTCGTTAAAAGCGCCGTCATCGGCATTGTAGGCTGCGCTCCGACGGGACCCGTCAACTCGCCAACATTGCTCCTGTCGGACCGCGACGCCGCCGTTTTTGGTCCCGAAGTACGCGGCTGGTATTCCCTAACCGAAGCGCTAACGACCATATATGGCTACGGCAACGTAACCGTCATCGCCGTCAATGTGCTTGACCCCGCCATTCACCGCACACAAGAACCCAGCGCGACATTGACCTTTAGCGCCGACAACGACCGCGGCATGCTTCGGGGCGGCTTATCGAACTTGGTATTGACCTACGAAGGCAAAGCACTCAAAGAAGGTAAAGACTACGAAGCCAATCTTTTAACGGGCCACTGTCAGCGCTTACCCAATGGCAGCATTCCAGTCGGCGCCACCGTCAATGCGAGTTACTACTATGCTGATTATAAAAAAGTCGATTCCAGCGACATCATCGGAAAGGTAGAGGCCAGCGGTCGTCGCACTGGCTTACAGTTATTGGCCGACACGTACAACGATTTCGGCTTTTGCGCCAAAATCTTAGTGATCCCTAGCTATACCAACTACACGCCCAATGCGCAGGCGCTGCAGGCGATGGCAAGTAAAATTGGCGCCGTCGCCTACATTGACGCGCCAACTGGAACCTTATTCTCCGACGCGCTAAAAGGGCGCGGTCCATCCGGCATCAACAACTTCAACACATCGCACCCGCGCACCATGTTGTGCTACCCCAATGTGAAGATGGCTCATCGCGTTAGCGGCGGCGTTACTTTGTCGCCGCTGTCTACTCACGCGGCCGCATTACGCGCCACCGTCGATCAAAACGAAGGCTTTTGGTACTCCACCTCCAACCATGAATTAGTCGGGGTATTGGGTCTAGAACGCCCCTTGTCGGCCCGCATTGATGACCCGCAGTCCGAAGTCAATTTGCTCAACGAAAAAGGCATCACCACGGTATTTAGCAGCTACGGCACTGGCCTGCGACTTTGGGGCAATCGTACCGCCGCCTTCCCAATAGAAGCCGATATGAAAACCTTCGAGGCGGTTCGACGTACGGCCGACATCATCAACGAGTCCATCCGTTACGCCAGTTTGCCATTCATCGATAAGCCGCTAACGCCCGCGCTGTTTACCTCCATCATCGAAAGCGTCAACGCATTCGGACGCAAGTTAGAAGGCGACGGCGCGGTGCTAGGCTTTAAAGCATGGATGAACAAAGACCGCAACCCGCCCATAGAGCTCTCCAAGGGCCACCTGTTGGTCAGCTATAAATTCACGCCACCTCCGGCGTTAGAGCGGCTCAGTTATGAGAGCGAAATCACGGACGAATACTTGGTCAAAATTACCTCATTAGGCGAATGACAAAAGGGACGCCCCCATCGGGCGTCTTGAACAATCGACGCGGCGATGACGCTACGCACCAACCATTAATCAAGGACAGACACCATGTCAAAAATTTCACTCAACAACATTAGTAATGCCAACGTCTACATCGACGGCGTCAACCTTTTAGGTCGCGCCGCCTCGATCAAACTACCCGAAGTGACCGCCATCATGGCAGAGCGCAAAAGCCTGGGTATGATCGGCAAACTCAAACTACCATCGGGAGGCTTTGAGCCTTTAGAAGGCGACATCGTCTGGAACAGTTTTTATCCTGAAGCCGCCAAGCACATGGCCAACCCAATGCAAAGCGTCCAACTTCAATGCCGCTCCAGCGTCGACAAATTCGATTCCACTGGACGCAGCGCCGAAAAAGAACTCGTCACTATCATGACTGTGTCTTTTCATAAAAATCCGCTAGGCGACTTTAAACATTTAGAGAATGCCGAGTTTTCGTCCTCCTATACTGCGACCTTCGTCAAGCAAATTTTCGACGGCGAAGAAATTTTAGAAATCGACTTTTTATCCAACATCTACAAGGTAGGCGGCGTCGATCAATTAGGCGCTTACCGCAATAATATCGGCGGGTAATAGGTAAGAACCAAATTTGCCCGCGTTCAAACGACGCGCCTCGTTCATTGCGGCATCATCAAAGCTCACTTATTGAAGGGAGCTTTTTTTATGTACGACCCAGCCAATCCACCCAAGCCAGCCGGGGCCATCACCATCCCATTGCACTATCCGTTTCTCTCTGGGTTAGGCCAGATGATCCACGAAGTCACCATGCGCCGGCCGACGCGACGCGACATCAAACTAGCCCAGCGCAGTGGCAAAGATGCCATCGATCAAGAAGACATTTTATTTATGAATTTGACCGGACTCGTCACCGAAGATTTAGACAAACTCGATGTCGCCGATAACGAAGTCTTGGCCAAAACGTTTCGACAAATGCGTGACCAAACTGAAAAGCCCAAAGACGTTTCAACTGATGGACGAATGGCTTCTGCTAGTGCTCAAACTGATGCCGTCGGAAATTGACGCGCTCGATATGCAAGATTATTGGCATTGGTTTAGCGTAGCGCAACAACAGAACGACGCACGCCAAAAAGCCATTACCAAGGCAAAACAAAAGTAACGCATTCAGTAGTGATTTGGTTGCCGCAGATAAACCGCGAGGAGGGTTTTGCTAGTTTCCCGCGAAATAAAAAACTAGCTTCACTACGCATCACGCCAAAGCGCATCGCCCCCAATTTGCCCGCGTTAACTCAACAAGTGAGAGCCCTACAAAAGCCATGACCAAAGAACTCAACGTCGGACTAACAATAGGCGCAAAAACAGCGTCATCGGTCGGCAGTGCCTTGGGCGGCGTCAAACGCCAAGTCGCCGACGTCGGGGCAACCATGCACAGCGTTAGCGCCGAATCGACGGCCTTAGGCAGTAGTCTAAAAAACGCATTCGCCGGCAATACCGTCGCGCCATTAATTGCCGGCTTAACGTCGGTCTTATCTCTAGTCAGCGCAATCCGCGCGTCTGTGGATTTTGCCGATCAATTGCGCGACATTCGCATCAACGGCCAAATCAGCGTTGAGCAAGAAGCCATGATTGGCAACGCCATCACGGCTCAATCTACCGCCACCTACCAAGACCGCGACAAGCTAGCGAGCGGCGTGAATGCGCTGACCAAGGACGGCGGCTCAGCCGAAGAAAACGCCGCCTACATCGGCCTACTGGGTAAGACCACCACCGCGCTACGCACTACCATGGATCAGGCCGCCGGCGCGGTAATTACTATGCGCACGATGGGCGTCTCGGGCCAAGTCGCCATGCAAGAAAGCATGGACAAGTTAGTCCACATCGGTCAGCAAGGCGTATTCTCGCCGTCGATGCTGGTCTCTACTTTTGCCGAATTAGAAGAAACCATTAAGAAATCTGGCATCACCGGCGAGAACGCGGTAGGCGAGTTAGCAGCAGGTCTGCAAATCGCGGAAAAAACCATGGGCGCGGAGAGCGCCAAAGCAGGCTTAAAAGGCTGGTTAGAGAGCATGGACAGCGCCCGCGTCGCCAGCTCCTACGCTAACACTGGCGTGGACTATGCCGGCTCCATGGCGACGCTGCAAGCCGACGGCATGTCGAAATACGAAGCCTCAATTGAGCTGGCCGGCTCGGTATTGCGCGATAAGCTAGACAAAACCCAGCAACAAAAATTAATGGCAGGCGACAAAGACGGCTCAGTCAAACGCCAAATCGAACAACTAGGCTTAGGTGAGATTTTTCGGGACGCCGATACCGCGCGCTTCGCGCTCTCCAACTACGGTCAAAAAGACCAGGCCAAAGCACTAGCCAATGCCTCGCCAGAGCAATCCAAAGGCGCGTTGGACGGTATCTTTGACCTACGCACGGAATCGGCCTCGGAGCAAATAGGACAACTTGGCCGCACATTAAGCAATCTCGGTAAAACCGTCGGCGACGTCTTTCTACCCGCCATAGCGCCGATAGCTGGCCTATTGTCGGCCGGCATAGAAAAACTCATTGGCTTCGTTGATCAGCATAAGGGCGGCGTCACTGCCATTGCCGCGCTAACGCTAGGCATAGTCGCGTTTAAAGCAGCCTCACTAGCCTCATCGACCGCGCTGCGCTCTGACCTTATCCCCAACTTATTTAAGGCCAAAAGCATCGCCGCCAGCGGGTTCGGTTCGCTAGGCGGCACAGCCGCGCCCGCCAAACAATGGGCTGGTATGGGCGACATAATGAGACGCGCTGGCGCGGCCGCCTCAGGCTCCTTGTCCGCGGGATTAAAGGTCGCAGGCACTACCATGGCGCAGGTCGGTAACATCTTCCGCCTAAATCCGATCGGACTCATGATCACCGGCATCGCCGCAGCCGCGCTCCTAATTTATAAATATTGGGAACCGATCAAGGCATTTTTTAGCGGCGTCATGAGCGGCATCAGCGAAGCCTTAGCGCCTGTGTCCGCCATCTTTAGTGATCTATTTGGGGACATCAGCACCGCCTTAGCGCCGATAGGCGAACTATTTTCTAGCGTAATCAATTGGGTTAAGGAGTTGTTTGGTCCGACCCAATACGCGACCGAGGAACTGGCCGCTTTTGGCCAACAAGGGAAGTCAGTAGGACAATGGATAGGCACGGCGTTTAAAGTATTACTGAGCCCCGTTATCGGCCTAGGCATAGTCATCAAAGGCGCGATCAATTTAATTAGCGACCTATGGGCCGGCCTAAAAACTGGCTTCAACGATCTAATGAGCTGGTTCAGTTCGCTTCCCGACAAGTTCCAAAGCATGGGCGGCATGCTTATCGACGGGCTCATTAGCGGGATCACGTCCGGTTTTGCGCGCGTCGGTGAGGTGTTGTCGAGCCTAGCCGACAGCGTAGTCGGTACCTTTAAATCTGCCCTAGGTATTGCGTCGCCATCGGTCGTTTTTACCGGGTTAGGCTTGTTTATCGCTCAAGGCGCGGCCGCTGGCATTCGAGACGGCATCGACCTAGCCGCCACGGCATCGGCGCAATTAGCGCAAGCCACGCTTGATGGTTACGGTCAACCGATCGCGCCAAATCTAGACGTAGATAAGCGCAACGATCTGGGCGCGCTGAACCCGCCGTCAATGCGGTATACGCAAACGGAAGTGACCAAATTCAGCAAGCCCAACTCAGACACCCCAGGCATCGATCTATCCGCCTTAACCGCCGTTCCTTACGGCGCGGCTAATGACGCACTTAATTTCCCCGACGCTACCCCAGCAGGCGGCGCGACTCAAATTACCTTTGCCCCCGTCATCAACATACCCGGCGGCGCGGACGTGGCAGATCAAGTCAAATCCGCCATGGCGATCTCGTTTGCTGAATTCGAAGCCATGATGAAGCAATACGAAACCCGCAACCGCCGGCGCGGCTATGGAGAAACCTAATGGCGCTCTACGCAACCCTGGGCGATATTGAATTTGACCTACTAACTTATTTTGACGGCTTTGAAATCAAGTTCGCCGCCAACTACGCCGAGCATGCGTTGATCGGCCGCAAGCCACGCTTGCAATTTGTCGGCGACGCCCTTGATGAAATCAAACTAGACTGCCGCTTCGACATCGGCTTCTGTAACCCGGAAGCCGAGCTACTGCGACTAAAAGCCGCGCAAGCCAGCCACGAAGCCATGGCGCTCACCTTCGGCAATGGCGACTACAAAGGCCGTTTTGTGATCACCGAACTGCCCGCCACGGCGCGTCAAACCGATATGGGCGGCACGCTCCAATCCGTCGAGGCGACGCTCACCTTGCGCGAATTTGTCGGCGACGGTCGCAGCGCCGCTCCGCCAGCCGTCGTCGTCGCCGGCACGCCATTACCGCTGCCAACCGAACTAACCAGGCGGCCAGCGCCGCCATCGTTACCGCAAATTAGTGCATCACTTGCGGGCTTACCGCCGGGCGCGCCGCTGCCACGCGTAGATGGCTTAGCACTAGGTATCGCGCAAACCAAAGCCACGCTATCGGGCGCGGGCGCGATCAGCGCCAGCCTAGATCAATTAAAACAAGCCGCCGCCAACACAAATCAACTCGCCAGCGCCAGCGGCGCATTATCTGACGTTCAAAGATGGAGCAGCAACCTTCAAACGACCTGTCGTTCGGCCACGGCGACAATCGGCGCGTTTGCGCAGCTCGGCAGCGCATCCACCATCGGCGCAGACGCCGGCACCATCAGCCAGCAATTGTCCAATATCAACAGCGGCCTAGGCGCAATTAAAAGCCTTAGTCTCAATGCGTCACTAGGCGGTCAGATCGGCGCAATCACGCGCCAACTCAATACCGCAGGGGCCTTAATCCAATCCCCGCTGGCCGCACTAGCCACCCACGTCATCCTACGCCATTAATCATGAAGCTAACCCACATCACCATCGAGGGCGAACGCTGGGACCAACTAGCGTGGCACTATTACCGACGCGTCAGCCTCACGCCATTACTGATCGAAGCTAACCCGCATATTCCCATCGGCACCACTTTAGCCGCGGGCCTGAGCCTATCCATTCCCATCGTCGAGCAACAAGAGTTAACCGCGGAAAACATCCCCGAATGGGCGCGCTAATGAGCAACAATACCAAGCCCAAAGCGCCAGATTTTTTGCTGCTCTATAACGGCAAAAACATGACCAAGGATATTTCCAGTAACTTAATTCAAATTACGTGGACGCATCAACTATCGGGCGAGTCGGACGAACTTGAAGTCGAGCTAGAAGACGTCGACGGACGCTGGCTCAATACGCCGTTTTACCCACAAAAAGGCGCAGCTCTAAAGCTATCTTTTGGCTACGCTGGCGAGGCATTAATACCAGTCCCCAGCGCCACCATTGACGAAATTAGTCTATCTGGCCCGCCATCTACGGTGTCCATTCGCGCCCGCTCAGCCTCCTCACAAACACCCGTGCGCACCCGCAGCAATCAGGGTTTTGAAAACACCACGCTAAAGAAAATTGCTGAGCAATTAGCCCAAAAACACGGCTTTAAACTCATCGGCGAAATCGACCCTTTGCCATTAGATCGGGTCACCCAATATGGTCAAACTGATTTGGCGTTCTTGCAAAAAATAGCCACCCAACACGGCTACGCGGTGCGCGTCCAAGCGGTGGAGAAAGAACTCATTTTTATCAAGCGCTCCGCGCTGCACACCAAAGACGCGCTGCGCAGTTACGCGCTTAGTGACCTCACAACGTGGAACGTGACCGACCAAGTCGGCGACGTCCCAGCCAGCGGCTCGACCAGCTATCACGACCCCAACAGCAAAAAATTAGTCACCTACGGCGTCAAAGATGGCCAGACTACAGTCCTCGGCGACAAATCCGCCGGCAAAACCAGCAGCGCCGACCACGCGCAAAAAAAACAACGTGCCACCACCAAAGAAGTCGCCGCATCGCTAGCCCAATCTCACCTGGAACTCAAACAACTAGAGCGCACCGTCGCCAACATCACCTTACCGGGCGACCCATTGCTGCGCGCCGGTATGGCGATCGGCTTACATGGACTAGGCCTCCTTTCAGGTAAATACACCTGCACCAAAGCCGCCCACACGATTAGCCGCAGTAACGGCTACACCATGGCGCTGGAATTAAAGCGCGTCGTACCCGGCGAAGCCGCCGGCAAAGCAGGCGCAAAAAACACACTCAAGGTCTACGGTAAATCCGGCGGCGAGGTCAAAGTAGTAGACCAAATCGCCAAGGTCAAAAAATAATTGTCGAGCAAGTGCGGCACCAACTAATCAGGAAACAATGAGCTCAACCCAACAAGAATTCGGCGTCACCGCCCGCAACGGCCTCGTCAGCGACATCGACCCAGCGCGGCACAAAGTCCGCGTTATATTCCCCGAGCTAGACAACCTAGAATCGTTCTGGCTTAGCGTCCTAGCGCGTAAATCACTAAAAGATAAAGACTACTGGTTACCCGACGTAGGCGAGCAAGTAGCCGTGTTAATGGACGCCTTTGGCGAAGACGGCTGGGTCCTAGGCGCGGTCTTCTCTGACATCGACAAGCCATCCGTCACCTCCAAAGACAAACGCAACGTGACCTTTGCCGACGGCGCAGTAATCGAATATGACCGCCAGACTCATCATTTCGACTTAAGACTACCGGCAGGCGCGACGATGTCAATTACCGCAGACGGCGGCATTAAAGTGACTGGCAATGTCACCATCGAAAAAGGTGACATTACCATCGCCAACGGCAGTCTAAAAGCGCCTAACGGCGATGTCGTGGCAAATGGCGTGAGCGTTTCCAAGCACTCCCATGGCGGGGTTAGGTCTGGTAGTGAAAATACCTGGGCGGCAAATAAGAGCTAACCAGTATAGTTTCCATTTTGTAATGTTGCGGGTTACAATCCAATAACAAAACGCGGCGCGGTAACATGAAAGCGCTTCATACTCCCATTTAATAAAAACCAGTAATTTATCCAGCGAGACTATCGGGCCATATGAAAGTTATCGAGGTATCGTGTTTTCTATTTTTCTGCATCTGCGCGATCATTGATTCGCTGACGATATTAACGCTGTCGCAATCCATGTTGGGCCTACAAGATAATTTGCCCAGCTCTTTTCAGTGGGACGTCATAAAAACCTTAATTGGGTCTTTTGCCGGTGCATTCCTCGCATTTATATCGAATCAGTACTTTCAAAACAAAGCAATTAGCAGAGACAACCTATCCGCCGGATACCGCGCTCTGTTCTTAATTCGGTCCCAGCTAGACGACTTTCTTAACGTTCGAAGAGCAATGTATAAATCTCTCGACGATATCAATACCAAATTGAATGGCGAACCAGAATGGGTGCTAGCCAAACCGATTAGTTATGACTTCAACTCATCCAATGTATTTGACTACAAATCATTGGCTTTTCTTTTATCGATACAAAGCGGCAGAGAGGTTTTTACCCGATTGCAGCTTGCAGAACGCGCCTATTTAGACCTAATGTCTGGCCTTTCAGAATTTAATGAAAGTGCGTTAGAAAAGCAAAAAAAAATGGCGACATCCCAATTAGGAGAGAATAATTTCGCTAGTTTAGGTGAAATCGAAAGGTATATTGGCGTGGAGTTGGTGGCGCGAACTAGGGACCAGTTGCGAGGTATCGTGGTTAAGTTAGCCCACGATGAAAGTAGATATATAAAAGCATTCGAATCGTTGAATAGGGTCCTTGTGGAAATCTTCTGCCCAGATTATGAAGTGCAGAAAATAGTCATCCAAGAAAGACATGCAATTGCCCAACTACCTAATTTGCCGGACAATTTAAAGAAACACGTAGCGGAACAGAATATTGACATCGAATGAGCGCCACGACAAAGCGCTCGCAGTGAATATACTCAATGAATCGACTAACTATCGATTTCAATTTGAACTAGGGCAAACGACCCCAAGCCAGAGTTAATCTACTCTGGCCGCATGACCCAGCTATCCGATATTACCTCCATCCACTGGCAGCCAAAACTAGGCGCCGATGAGGTTGTTACCAACTACGACGACATCAACCAGTGCATCCGCACCATCATCGGCACACCCAAAGGGGCATTGCCTTTACGCCCGCTATTCGGCTGCTATCTCTACAACTATTTAGACCGTCCCATCGACCGCGCGCGCCCCCATATCGTGCGCGAAGTTGTTGAAGCTATTAACGACCCGATACATGGCGAGCCGCGGGTAACGGTCGAGCGCGTGCTAGTTGACGCCATCGGCATCGGCCACGCCGTTTTACGCGTAATTTCGCGCTTAGCCGACGGCGTCAAATTAGAAACGCGGGTCACGCTATGACCATCTTCAACACCTTGCCAGAACCCGCTTTTATTGACCGGGACCCCGATACCATCGTCCACGACATGGTCGCGCAATACGAAGCCGCGACCGGCAAGCCGCTCTATCCCGCGCAGGTAGAGCGCCTATTAATCGACATCATCGCCTACCGCGAAACACTAGTACGGGTAGGCATCCAAGAAGCCGCGAAGCAAAACCTGTTAGCCTTCGCGCGCGCGCCTATGCTCGACTATTTAGGCGAGTTAGTCGGCGTGTATCGTCTGCCAGAGCAACCAGCCAAAACCATTCTGCGCTTTAGTTTCCCCAAGCCGGCATCCACTTCCTACGCCATCCCAGCGGGCACCTTAGCCCAAAGCGACGACGGCACCGCAACTTTTGCCACCGATATCGACGCTATCTTGGGAGCCGGTCAATCATCCATTGACCTTACCGCGACGTGCGAACAAATCGGCCTAAGCGGCAACGATTACACCAAAAATAAAATTACAAAATTAGTCTCCAAAGTCATGAGCGCAGCCGGCCTGCAAGTGACCAACATCACCACGACGAGCGGCGGCGACATGGAAGAGCAAGACGATTCATTGCGCGAACGGATTCGACTAGCACCCGAAGCCTTCAGCACGGCGGGCAGCAAATTGGCTTACGTCTTCCATGCCAAAAGCGCGCACCAAGCCGTAGCGGACGTAGGCGTTATTGGCCCGCAACTAACGCTATTGAATGGAGAATTAGCGTCGGACAACGACACGCCACCCGGCGTTGTCATGGTCTACCCGCTAACCAAATCAGGACTGCCAGACGCCAATCTTTTAGACGTCATCACGACCAAATTAAACAGCGATCGGGTGCGGCCGCTCACCGATTACGTGCGCGTAGTTGCGCCGGTAGCGGTTCCATACCAGATCGAAGCGCAGCTAGAGCTTTATAACAATACCGACGCCGACAGCGTATTGATGATGGCGCAATCGGCCGCGCAAGCCTACCGCGACGAACGCGCGGCCGGCCTAGGACGCGACCTAGTGCCAAGTCAAGTTAGCAGCGCCTTATCGGTATCGGGCGTCTATCAAGTCAAAGTCCTAGCGCCCCAACACCGCGTGTTAGTCGAAAACGAATGGCCGCAATGCACATCGATCCGGCTACACATTACTGGGATGGTACATGGATAATCGCATGACATCCGCGCCACTGGTCGACGCGCTTTTGCCGCCGCCATTAGCCAGTGACCCACGCTGTATCGCGCTAGCCCAAATCGCCGCACGTATTAGCAATGTCGATTTGTTGCCCTTACTAGTCTATATGATCGACACCGTCCCGACGTCGGCGCTAGCGCAGTTAGCTGACCAATTTCATTTACTCGGTGAAGGCTGGCAGTTCGCGCAAAATGAGGCCGAGCAGCGCGCCATCCTCAAGCGCGGCATGGAGCTGCACCGTCACAAAGGCACGCGCTGGGCCATCCTCCAAGTGCTAGAAACCCTAGCGCTAGAGGGCAACATTAGCGAATGGTTTGACTATGGCGGCAAGCCTTACCACTTCAAGATGAATATTACGGTTCCAGATCGCGGCATCGACGCGCAAACGTTCGACAATTTGGTCCTACTCATCAACGAATACAAAAACGTGCGCTCGGTCTTGCAAGAGTTGCGAATAACACTCTCAGTCAGTAGCCAAATTCCCATCGTAGGGCTGTGCACCATGGTCGGCGAAATTGCCGCCGTTTATCCACGCGACTAATCGACAAAATCAACTAGATTCACCACAAAAGGAACACAGCATGGCGGCGCAATTTTCTACCATCCTAACAGCAACAGGTCGCGCTAAACTAGCAAGCGCAATGGCCGTCAACACGCCGCTCTCCTTGACCAAAATGGCCGTAGGTAGCGGCGAACGCGAAGGTTATTACATTCCCACCGAGGACCAACAGCAATTAAAAACAGAGCGCTGGCGCGGCAACATCAATAGCCTGCAAGTCGACCGCGACGACCCCAAGCGTCTCGTCGCAGAGCTGATTATTCCCTTAGAGGTCGGCGGCTTCACCATACGCGAAGTTGGTTTATTCGATGAATTTGACGCGCTCATTGCGGTCGGCAATTTCCCCGACAGCTATAAACCAACACTGCAAGCCGGCTCCAACAAACAACTCTACGTGCGCATGGTGCTAGCCGTCTCCAACACCGCAGCCGTTAACCTGTTGATCGACTCCAGCATCGCGCTGGCATCGCGCGAGTATGTCGATCAGGTCATGTTCGACCACCTCAAAGACCCCAACCCACACCCAATGTACGTAAGGCAAGCTAAGGGCAATGACATCTGGCTGAACTGGGTCGGCCGCACCGGCCAGCCGCCTTGGCTATTTGGCGGCCTAGTCCCCGGCGACTGCGGCGTCTATGATCCGGCGAACTTTCACGTCAGCCATTCAGACACGTCCACCTCCGCCGAAAGCGCCTACCACGCCAACAGCGCCACGATCGCTGAATCGGCAAATCACGCAACGTACGCATGGAAGTCTGACGTAGCAGAGTACGCAAACACCGCTGCCTACTCCTACGCGTCGGGCACTATTCATAACGGACAAGACTACGCCAGTTTTAAATGGATTGATCGAGGCGACCAGACCATCTACCTGTGGGGAAGTGACGACAGCAGTGAAGTGCGGTTAGTCAAAACGGCAGATTTGCGAGTAAGTTACGCCAAAACCGCCGAATCAGCCGAAAGGTCCTACTACGCGCAGAACGCCAATACGGCAAATATAGCGGCACGCATCACTAACGGCACTGAGCTCATGGCGTTTTATTGGCATGACCCCGGCGGACAAACTGGATACGTTTGGGGAAGTGACGACGCTGGCTCGGCCCGTTTGAGCGCCACGAGTAATTTAAGCGTTGGCCATGCCAGAACAGCCAAAAGTGCTGAAAGTGCTTACTGGGCTTCATCCTCGGTAAGTTCGGAGAGATGGAACGGGCTGCCCTTACGTTTTGACGAAAATCCAAATGAAGTCCCCTATTACGTATTAGGTGTGAAAGCAGGCGTTTTCGAAGGCACACTATTTACCCTAGGTGACCTTCTTAGGAGCAAAGAAGACCGATTCCCACCCGGAACCCGCATACCTTTTGCGCAAAATTGGGCGCCTACAGGATGGTTCACCGTGCAAGACGATAGCACCAATAATCGTATGCTCAAGGTCGTTCACGGCGGCGGCGGTGACACTGGCGGGTACCACGATCCGGTCGTCAATAATGTTGTTCCTGCTCATACCCACTGGTTTCGAACCGGACACGTCAGTAACGACCACACCCACGGCATCGGCGATCCGGGCCACTCGCATGGCGTGTACGACCCAGGGCATGATCATCAATTTGGATTGCCAACGTCATCGGACTATTACACTGGTTATGGTGCAAATTATGTCTACACAGTTGGGCCACCAAGACAATTCGTCAATGGGATGACCGGCAGAAAAATCGGGAGCACCCAGACCGGCATCGGCATCATCGGCAACACCACTGGCATATGGACAGGCGGTATATCGAGCAACCACACGCACGACGGCGCCACCGACAACGGCTCATCCCAAACCAACTGGGAACCGCGTTATATCAACCTCATCATCTGTCAAAAACAGTAAAGGCCCAACATGACCACGATTAGTAATAACACGAATCCAGCAGCGGACAGCAAGCCAACCAATACACCTCCACAACGGAGCACAAGAGCCGTCCCCATTCTGCTAACAGGCTACCAATACAACGACGAGGGCACCTATGTCGGCCCCTATCAATTCGAGAAAAATATGGACAGCGACGAAGTCTATTTACGAAAAGGAATCACCTTAATTGCGCCACCGCTAGACGTCCCTGTTGATCAAGAAGCCTATTTTGACGGCGCAAAATGGGCAACAAGAAACCTAACGCTGTCGTATTTACCAGACCGAGTAATTCCCAGCCCCGAGGAAATTGCCGCGATGGAAGCTTATGCGTTGGAGGAAACCAGACGCAAGGAGGAAATTGAACAATCCAAATTACAAGAAATGCAGCAAGCCGAACTGCAAGTTAAACAAGGAGTAATCGATGGCAATTAAGACCGTGACCAGTTGCCCTCTCGGGTCCGAGTGCGAACAAATTAAGGACGCAGTGATGCAGCGATGCGCATGGTTTATCGAACTCGCCGGCACCAATCCCAATACAGGCGAGCAAGTCAACGAGCGCGGCTGCGCAATGAGTTGGATACCCATTTTGCTAATCGAAAACTCAAAGCAGCAACACCACACCAGCGCCGCGGTAGAATCATTCAGAAATGAGATGGTACAAGCCAACCAGACCAGCAACCAATTACTAGCCCTAGCCACTGGCCTACCAGCACTAGCCAACAAAGGCTAACGTCAGTAAAAAAGACGCGGCGACAAAACCGGTGCAGCAACACCGCTTTTGCCCCGCACCAGCAGCAACACCTGCCAGCTACAGCCAAGGCCGCGCCACCCTCCGGAGGGCGCACGAAGCGTAGCATAATTGTAAGAAAGTTACAAAAAATGCAGGAAATTCGCTGTGGCAATTGCCATCGAAAACTAGGTGAAGGAATTTATATTCAACTTTCCATAAAATGTCCACGCTGCAAAACCATGAACACCTATAACCACATCGGTGCCAAGAGCACACCCCCAGCATGCCACCGCGCATCCCGCCTAAACGCAACTTTAGAGGATGCCCATGTATGCCAACCAAACACCACTCAAAGAACCTAAAACACCCACAGTCGGAAGCCTGTTCGCCGGTATCGGCGGATTCGACCTTGGATTTGAAAGCGCAGGATTCACCACCGCATGGCAAGTCGAAATCGACCCAATATGCCGTGCCGTGCTCGCCGACCGTTTCCCACACGCCCAGCAATTCGGCGACGTGCGAACCTGCGGTCAACATAACCTCAGTTACGTTGACGTCCTCGTTGGAGGCTTCCCATGTCAAGACGTCAGCACAATGGGAAAACAGCGTGGGCTTGCCGGACACAGAACCGGATTATTCTTTGAAGTCACCCGCATCATCGACGAGCTACGGCCCCAATGGCTGGTGCTTGAGAACGTCACAGGGCTGCTACATAGCAACCATGGCACAGACTTCCAGACGGTCATCCAATCCCTTGCCGAGCGCGGGTATTTGGGATACTGGCGAGTGTTTAATGCTCAATATTTCGGCGTCCCCACAAAACGTCGTCGCGTTTTCTTGGTCGCCGGTAGAGGTCGACATCCTCCCATTGAGTTGCTGGCTGACGCCGCGACAGTGGGACAATTTTCTGGCACGACGGGCCCGTCAGAGTTCCCTTGCCAAATCGACCTATGGCCTAGTCCTACCTTACTCGCAGGATCGGCTGTCAGCCAAATTGACATCAGTGGTTCGAGCCTCGCAGCTCAAGCCTACGGACGGAATCAGATGGTTAACCGGCAGCGAGCGACTGACGATCATGGGCTTTGCCTCGGACTGGATGCGTCCAACTTTGCGGAAACTCACGCTGCTGGAAACGCCGTCTGTCCGCAAGTCGTGGCGTGGATCGCTAGGTATTTAAAGCATGAATTCTAATTTTATGTGAATATTAATATTGACTGAAAGGTACAACTAGCCAACTCAGTTGAAAGCTGTAATTCAAGGCCGCAGCAGTCGGCCTTGTTCTTTACAATTCCAACGGCGGCCAAATCCACATTAAATGAATAAACTGTATTTTTCGCTCTCAGTATTAGCCCTAACTGTTATTGTTACCGCTTGTTATCTTTATTCGGGTAACTATATTGGTGCCTACAACACATTGAGCTGGGGACTGTTTGTCAGTTTGTGCATTCAAATTGGTTTTGTAGAATCACTAACGTCCGTAGAATTAAAACTAGTCGCGACACTTTTGACTGCCGTCAGTTTTGGATCAACAATGCTCGCGAGTAGGGCAGCGGATGATGATTTACAAAAAGCACACGTAGAAGCAGTGAACCTACTTTTTAAATTAAACGAGTCCTGCAACCCGTTCCCAGAAAAAATAAAAAACATCTCAACAGCCGGCGTTTACGCCTGCTCAACCCAATCGACAAATGACTCAATAGATTTAGTGCTCGACGTCAGCAGGGGAAAAAATATGGGACCAAGAATGTCATTTCTAGACAGCGTGACATCATTATGGGACGAACCAAAGGTAGACCAATGCGCGAAACTGTACAAAGCGACCTTCGACACGTGCCCAAACGAATTCGTCCTAGTCAACAAAGACAGCCATAAAGTCTTAATGAAGGCGGCTAATTAAAGCCGACAAATCCCAAACACAATTCGACTAAGAACCTAAAAGAGCATGCAAATGCATCCTCTTTGTACGAACCATCCACGTTTTGTAATTAAATTTCGGTAGGTGTAACTTTACTAATAACCGAATATCACACAAAAAACACCACTTTTATCTCGCGCCGCTTCAGCAGATGGCAGTTTGCGGCACGTAACCGACATTCGAAGGATCGTCCAATTCGGGCTTAAAAACTGGATTTCTCATCAAAAATTTCAATTGAAAAATTTCTTTACTTAAATTGATTCACAAAATATTGGGAACTATTTTATGTTTTCACCAGCACCAAATGCGCGGGGTAGTTTAAAGCCGGGAACACTATATGCAATTGCTGGTGAGGACGATTGGATCTATTACGGTCAAGTGGATCAAGGCAAGAAAATAGGTTTCTTTCGATTCCGTTCAAAGCAACTCGTCTTGAATGAAGAAATTCTTACCAACACAGTAATGTCGAGGGTCAATGTCGTGTATTCATCGATTGGTTCCGCGCTTCGTAAAGGTTCTTGGAAGCTTCTCGGAATTGGCGCAATTCACAAAGAACTACTTCATTCACTTTCGGTCGTTCAGTGGCCTGTTGGGACATTGACGGTGACAATTTGGACGGACGGCAAGAAAAGTGGTGAAACAAGGGTCGAAGACCCGAAGATTCAGGATTTTGAAATTATCGCAGGCTGGGACGCTTTCTATCATATTCCGGGAAGACTAAGAGTTGACTTTGAGGGTGATGATTCAAACACAATGATTGGTGGTCCAATTAGACGAGAGCGCCGGTTAAAGGAGGAATCAGCGAGGCGGGCTCCAAACATGCCGTATCACCAGCTTCCGCCTGACTGGGTTCCATGTAGGTAA